TGGGTGTTCCACCTATACTTCTAGATGGTGGGAATAATGCAAATATTAGACCTAACCACAGACTTTACTACTTGGAGACTGTTCTCCCTATAGTAAGAAAAATAGCATATGCCTTTGAAAGATACTTTGGTTTTGCACTTGCTGAAAATGTTACAGACATTCCAGCATTGCAACCTGAGTTAAGAGACCAAGCAGCGTATTACGCAACTTTGGTCAACACAGGCATTATGACACCAAACGAAGCTAGAGCACAACTCGGCAGAGATCCTTTAGAAGGACATGACGAGCTTAGAGTTCCAGCCAATATAGCGGGTTCAGCAGCGAACCCCACAGAAGGTGGACAACCACCAAAAGAAGAGGAACAGGATAATGGCGAACAAGAAAGCGATACTTAACAAATTAGCAGATTATTTTGCTGAGAATGGTATGATGACCCCTTCCGAGTATAAAGCAGCAAATAACGCTCCAATGCGTTATATGGTAGCGAAGAGACCTTTTGGGTCTTGGACACGTATGCAAGGAATGGTAAAGTCTAACTTTCCAAACCAATGGGCCAAAGCTATGGGCGTAGAAGCAGCAGCACCAGTTGTTGAAGAAGCACCTAAAGTAGCTGCAACTAAGAAAGCAGCACCGGCAGCTCCCAAAAAAGCTAAGAAATAAGGTAGGTACACATGGAGAAAATTTTTCATTGGACAAATACTTTCAAAACTCTTGGCGAGGACGAAAACGGTAGCGTTGATATTAAAGGATTAGCGTCTACCAATGCAGTCGACCGAGCAGGAGATGTTATCAATCATGATGCATGGGTAAAAAAGAACGGACTAGAGAACTATAAAACTAATCCAATCGTTTTATTTAATCATGACTATAACAAACCTATTGGTCGTGCAACTTCATTGGAAGTTACAGATAATGGTCTGGAATTTGGAGCGAAAATCTCTAAATCTTCAGGCGAAATAAAAGATCTTATTAAAGATGGTGTTCTTGGAGCCTTTTCTGTCGGTTTCAGAGTCAAGGACGCAGATTATAACTCAGAAACTGATGGATACACAATCAAAGATGCCGAACTTTTCGAAGTATCAGTTGTCAGTGTACCTTGTAACCAGGGAGCTATGTTCTCGGTTTCAAAGTCATTCGACAGTATGGAAGAATACAACGATTGGAAAACGCACTTTAATACTAACGAGGCTCAGAACTTTTCTGCGCCACAAGCCGAGGATAAAACCTCAAAACAGGAGACTAATATGTCAAATGACACTAAAACTCCCGAAGCTAACATCGACTTGAAAGCTTTTGCAGAAGAAGTAGCAAATAAAACTGCCGCTAGAATCGCAATGCAACAAGCCGAGACTAAAGCTAAGGAACTTGCAGATGCAGAAGAGAAAGCAATCCAACTAGATGTTGAAACCGCTGAAAAAGAAGCTGAGCAAGAAAAAGTTAAAACTATTGTCGAAGTTGGAATGTCAGGAGCTGAACAGCTCATGAACGACGTTGAAAAACGTGTTTCAGAAAAACATGAAGACTTAGAAAAAGTAGTTAATGAACTTCAGTCCGCACTTAAAGACAAAAAAGAAGAAATCGAAGCAATTCGTGAATCTAAAAGAGTCTTTGGTGACAGACAAAATTCTGACTGGCAAAAAGCATTTCAGGGCGACGTAGACGACGCTTATGTAATGGGACTTGCAACAGGCAGAGGTTGGGACACCAAATTTGCTAAAAATGTGATGGAAAAAGTCAACGCCCATTCAGGTGTTGGAGTTTCTTCCGCTGATTTCGAGCAAACAGTATCAACTAACATTGAAAGAGACATTCAACTAGAATTAGTACTAGCACCGTTATTTAGAGAAATCCAAATGACTTCAGCTACTCAAATCATTCCAATTCTACCAGATGCTGGTTACGCTGAATTTACAGCTAACCAAGTAGCTACTGGGACTTCCCCACATGGTAACTTGGAAGAAAGAGGCGATACTTATGACTCAACAATGTCAGGTATTGACTTAACTGAAAGAACTCTTTCAACCAAAAAACTCATCTCACAATCCTACTTAGGTAATGAGACAGAAGAAGATGCAATCTTGCCAATTCTACCATTGATTCGTGAATCAATTGTTAGAGCACACGCAAGAGGTATTGAAAATGCACTACTCGTGGGTAACCACGCAGATGGCGTTTACGGTACAAGTGGAGCAGCTTTCGAAGGACTAATCACTATGGCTGGTTCTAACAAAACTCAATCCGCAACAGCTTTTGCTTCAGAATCTTTAACAGCTCTAGACCTTCTAGCAGCTAGAAAGAACATGGGTAAATATGGTATGAATCCA